AGCGGCGTGCAGGTGTAGGTGAAGTTCGGGTTGGTGCCGGACTTCACGACCTTGCCCAGGCCATACGCCATGGCCCACGCGCCGATCTCCGCGCCGAGGTACTTTTCGAGTGTCCCGTTGACGTCCCAGGACGTCTGGAAGGACTGCGTCGGGAACTCGTGGCCCTTGCCGAACTCCTCGGCGTCGTTCTCGGTGTTGAGCTTCGGGTTGGCGAGAGCGGCATTCAGCTTCCGCAACTGCCACATCTGCACACCGGTGTTGGCTGTGCCGATGTCTGCCTGCTTCTGCTTACCGAAGCAAATCTGAATCTCCTGCATCCGCGTCACGGACATCAGGCGTTACCTCCTCTCTCGGATCACATTGCTGCCAGCCACGCACCATGCGCGGCACGAGCTGCTCCGGCGTGGCTTCCACTTCTTGCACTTCGCCATCGGGCGCGCGCATGAAGACCTTCTCAGTCATCTCCCATCTCCGTAAACGTGAGCGGAACCTCGAAGTAATCGAGGCCCTCGGCATCGGTCTGCCGCTGGATGAGCGGCAGGTCCATGGGGTAGCAGGAGGGATGCACCGCCGCGTTGAGCATTGGAACGCTCAGCGAGGCGGGTACGCCCTTGGTGACCAGTCGAAACAGCCGGTAGTAGGCGGTCGGCGGATCGCCATCGAAGGTCTCTCGCGCCCGCAGATACAGGGTCACCTGGTGCTTCCAGACATCGACGCCGCCGAAGCTGCCCGGCGCCGTCCCTTGCCAGGCAACCAAAATCCCCGGTGCGGGCATCTCGTGAATCGCGGCCGCGAGGCTGGCTCGCTTCGGGTACTGGTCGTGATAGGCGAAGATCCGCTGTTCGTCGCCGCCCATCTCGGTGACCAGTTCCGGGATGTCGCGAAGCAAGGCGACGAGGCTGTCGACGAGTTCGGCGGGATTGATCACCTTTGCTTCCCTCCCAGGGCGCGCTCAACGAGCAAACGGGGTTTCATAGCTTCGAGCACCTTTCGCGCAGTCTCTACGACGGCAGCCTTGTTCTTCGGCGAAAACACCATCCACTCCTCGCGCTTCTGGTTGGCCCAAGCCTTGATACGGTCCTTGCGGGTCGAGACGTTCGCCTTCGCCCGGTTCTCGCTCACCGTGCGGACCTGGAAGTTGCGGAGCATGTCGCCGGTGAAGGTCAGGTTGCGCCGGTTGCCCTTACCCTTGCGCGTCTTGAAGATCGCGTAGCGTTTGGTAAGTGGCTTGGAGGCGCTGTCCCCAGGACCCTGCGCCGCGCCCAGTCGGGCCTTCACTGCCGCTACGCCCGTACCGCCCAGCTCATACATCTGCCGCTGGCGGAAGTTGAGCAGGTCCAGCCGCAATTGTTTTTTCTGGTAGACCCGGACGCTGGGCATCGCTGAACTCCTCCGCGACTTGAGGACAATTGGCCTGAAGTTTCAGGTCACTTGTCGCAACCTCAGCACGACGGCGCCTTCGGCATCGGCTTCGATGTCGAACACCTTGTACCGGGTACCGCCGATCTGGAGCTCGTCCCCGCGGACGGGCGGCGCCGCCAGATCCGCCAGCCGGACAAACAGCACCGCATAAACGCCCGGCGAGGCATCCTCGCCTTCCCGCACCGCCTGGAACACCGCGCGGACGGTGGCCTGCCCTCCGGCCTCAGGCAAGTAGAGAACCTCGCGGCCGAACGTGTTTACGACGGCCGCGTTCAGTCCACTTACCGCCGCCTCCCAACCGCTCATGGTCAGGCCTTGGTCGCCTTCACCAGCACTTCCGGCCGCAGGCAGATGGGCAGCGGGTTCTGCTGCGTGTGCAGGTCGGTGCCGCGCCCGAACTTGCGCGGCTCCTGCTTGGCGTACAGCGGCAGGCCGAGCGTGTTCGCCGTCTCGTTGAAGTCCGCCGGCGCGAAGTACGTGCGGAACGTGTTTGCCGTGCCGAGCGGGAAGAAATGCGCTTCGTCGTCGGCGACGAACTTCCGCACGTTGCCGGAAGCGTCCGTCGCCTGGCCGCGATACTCCTCGAACGTCACGCCGCCAAAGGTGAAGCCCGTGCGGTAGTCGTTGCCGAGTTGCTGGTTGCGCTGGTAGTACTGGAAGGCCTCTTTCACCTTCGAGTGCGTGGTGAAGGCATCATAGAAGCCCTGCGAGCACAGGCACAGGATGCCCGTCATGAACTCGCCCTTGAGGTTGTCCTCGATGTGGCGCTTCACTTCGAGCACCTTCAGCAGCACCTCGGTGGTGTTGGTCGTCAGCGCGAAGTTGACGGTCTTCGGCGTGATGTCGAACTCGGTGTAGAGGTTGTAGAGCGTGGAGCCGTCGGCGTCCAGTATCACGCCCTTCAACGCGCCCATGCGCAGGTGTTCGAGCGTGATGGCGTGCTTGTTGCGCATGTTCTGAAGCTTCATGGCCATCAGGTTCGCCAGCGCCTCCGTCTCCGACTCCGACCCGAAGGCGCGAATCCCTTGCACCTCCTCGGGCAGCACGGCGTCGTCGTGGGGAATGTGCGGAATCACGAACGAGCGCACCTTGCGCTTGCCCTGCGTGCCGACGGTTCCTGGCGCGCCCACCGGCTGTGTCGGCAGCAGGTTCAGCACGCCGCTCATCTCTTCGATGATGATGGTGCGCATCCGGACGCCCGTGGCCGGCATCAGATTCAATTGCTCGAGGCGCCCGTAGGTGTTCGGGATCTTGTTGATGGCCGCAGTGAGCGCGACCATGTTGAACGCATCCGTTGCGAATGGATTCAGAATCGACATGGGTTTAGGCTCCTTCCCGGACGAGAATGCCCAGGCTCTTCAGTTGGGCGATCGCGACGGCTTTCTGCGGCGCGGTGGCTCCGGTCTTCCACACCAGCGCGGGCCGCGACACGATCGCATCGCGCGCGATGATCACGGTCTGCTTAGCAGCGGCGCTGGCGTCGACCGCCTCCACCAGGACACCGGCGGCGAACTGGAGGCCGTCGCTGGCAGCGGGATTGAACTCGCCGATTTCGCTCGCGACCGAGACCGCAATCGTGAAGGAGTCGCCCACTTCGAAATCGGTGCTGCCATCGGCGAGGGTGCAGTTGATGTGATCGCCGGCGTAGGCGACGGCCACGGTCAGCTCCGGGATCGGCAGACCACGCGGGTCTATGACCGAGAAGACGCCAGCGTTGGTGACCTTCGTCTTGCAGGTCAGCACGTAGTTCCCCGGCAGCGCGGCCGGACCCAAAGTCACCGCGCCCATCGCGCCGTTGCCGGTGTTGGTGCCGGGCGTCACCGTTACGGCAGGGGCCTTGCGGCCGACGACGGCGCCGAGCGCCAGGTTGCCCGCCGTGAGAGTCACCTCATCGCGGGAGAACAGATTCGGGGCCTCGTACTTGAGGACGTCCCCGAGGTAGTTGCTTTCACTTTGAACGGGCATGGGTTACTTCGCTCCTTTCGGGCCGCCCAGAGCCGCGCAGGCCTTGACGACCGGGTTCTCGTCGAGGTTCTGTTTCGCCGTAGTGCCGGTCTCGGGCAGAACATGGGACCGGATCTCCTCGTGATCGGCTCCGGCCCGCAGAGTGAGCAGTTCCTTGCGGACGTCAGCCACGGAGAGGTGGCGGGCGATGAAATCGCCGGCGAGCGAGGGCCGGCCGGCGATGTTGCACAGCACGACGATCTCTGCCGCTTCGGCGTAGCCCTGCTCGCGGGCCGCGGCCTCAATGGCGGCGAGATCGGGAACGGGCGGACTCGTTGCCGCCTGGGTTGCTTCAGACACAGTAGTGCCTCCTTTTGTGAACTTCGGTTGAGACAACGACGCCGTCATCGCGGCGAGGGCGTCGCGGAAGGTGCCGACGCGGTCGGCGAAGCCTTGAGCCACGCTGTCTTCGCCGTAGAGGATGCCCGCCTCAGTACCGCGGACCGCTGCGGCATTCATGGTGCGACGACGGGCGACAGCGTCGACGAACATGCCGTAGAGCCGGTCGACTTCCGTGACCAGCACATCGCGGGCGCCTTCCGAGAGGGGTTCGTGCGGGTTGAAATCGTTCTTGCGGTCGCCCGCGAAGATGGTGGTGTACCGCAGGCCGTTGGCTGCGTCCCATCCGCTCTGGTCCGGGTGCATGGCGATGATGCCCACCGAACCGACGCCGCCGGTGCGCGTCACCCAGATGCGATCGGTTGCCGATGCCAGCAGATAGCCGGCACTCAGTGCCCAGTCGTCCACCGAAGCCCAGACAGGCTTGATCCGCGCGGCCTCTTCAATCAGGGCCGCCACGTCCCAGGCGCCGTTGGCCTCGCCGCCGTAACTGTCGAAGCGCAGCAGGATACCTCTGGCCTGCGGGTCGGTGGCGGCGTCGAGAATCTCGTTGCCCAGCTGCTCATACGAGCTTAGGCCCGATTGCGCATCCATGCCTGTGGCACGGTTCACCAGGCTGCCCGCGACTTCGATCACCGCCACGCCGGCATCGGTGACGGCGTAGGGCTTCCGCGACCGCTGCTCGGTGAGCAGCGCGGCCTCCACCGCAGGCGGTTCCACTCCCAGGCGCGGGGCCAGCACGGCCAGGATCGCAGCCAGTTTCTTCGAGTCGATCATCAGCGGCGTGTTGAACACGCGCGAGGCGATGTGCGAAAAATTCGTCATTGGATTTCCGTTGCCGGTTCCTTCTCGGCCACCCTTTGCCCGTTGGCCGTCGTGCGGCGTGGGTCGGAGTCGTAGATGTTGCCGTGAGAATCGGCGCGCGCGTTATCGGCAGCGACTTGGCGATCGACGTCCTCCTCGTCGTAGCCCATCCCGTTGATGACGGCGCTGCGCGGCTTGAAGCCCGCGCGCACAGCCGCAAGCTCGGCGTTCATGTCCTTCAGCGGATCGACCCAGTCCCAGGACGGCGGCCGCCATTCGACATCGAGGTAGGCATCCCGGTTACGGGCATAGTCACGTGCGCTAATCTCGCCGGCCACCGCTGCTGCTTCGATCCACGCCCGCCACACCGGGCGGCAGAACTGAAACACCATCACCTGGTGCTGGAACTGTTCGCAGCGGCGACGGAACTCGAGCAGGCCCG